CGTTCTTCTATCATTTGTTTAGAACGTTCTAAAATCTCTTCTAAATGCACTTCTCGTTCTTTTAATTCTGGAAAATGTTTTAAAAGAGTTTCTTCACCAACCCCTTTGATACCTTTTATATTATCAGATACATCACCACAAATAATTTTCTTAACCAATACATTCTCTGCTCTATAACCGATTAAATCTTTATGGTTCTCTAGATTCAGGAATGTTTTCATATTTGGGGATGGACAATAAACGATTACATCTTTTTGAATCAATTGAGTTAAATCTCTATCACCAGATAAAATAACAATTCTTTCATTTGGTTTTTTGTGTACTACATAATAACCAATAAAATCATCCGCTTCTACACCATCTGAAATACACTGTCTAACAAACAACTCTTCAAGACATTTCATAACAGCTTCTCTTTGGAAATAAAAGACCTCTTTATCTTTTAATTTTTGTTGATACTTTTCAGGATTTTCTTCACGTTTTTTTGCTTGTTTCTCTTTAGCCCACTTCATCATTTGTCTTACTGTTTCGTTAACAGATTTAGAATAATCTGACAAATTGGGTTCATCAAACGTTTTATCTCTATTTGCTTTATATAAAGGGTATAAATCATATCTCATTTGACCAGATTTATCACCATCCCAGAAAGTATAAACATAATCAAAATTTCCTTTCTGAAGTAATATTTTAATTTGTAGGAGAAATTGAAAAATTCCCCCTACTTGTTTCCCTTCAGAATTACATCTTTTATCACCATTATAAGATATTTCTAACAAATTAGAACCATCAATTAATAATGTATTAAAAGTCTTTTCAGCTAACTCAGGCTTTGCCTGTACTATCTTTTTCGGAATTGGTTGTGGCATTTGACTTAATATCTTTTGCAGTTATTGTTGAAGATAACCCTTTGTTATCAACTATAACACTACCTGATTTTATAACAGAATTTAAATACACAAATATTTCACCTTTTTGTGAAACAAAAACATCTTTTGTTTTATCAAAAATATATTTTCCGCTTGAAGCATGTGTCATATAATCTTTCATATTCTTAAAATATAATACTTCAGGAATATTACTATCTACTTTTTCAACATTTTCAAATGAAGTAGTTGCCATCGCATTAAACACATCACTAGGAATTTTAGTGAATTTTGTTTCATCAAACTCAAAATATCCTTCTTTTTTAAGTAAAACTTTCATTTTTATAATTTTTAAAAATTAAACAATTAAGATTCCATTTCATCTTCTTCCTCAAACTTAATATCAGATTCATCCACATTTGAGAAATCAACATCTGTATTTGCTTTCAATCTTTCCATAATTAATGGAATTTGTTCTTTCTTGTATTTATCAATGTCATCAACGCCAATAATTCCACTATGAACACAACATATTTCACCTTTATAAGTTACATTATATGGAGTTGGTAAATGGTTCTTAACAATTTCAATCTTAGTAACCATACCATACTTATATTCTTCACCTTTTAATGTAGCTTTCAATTTTTTAGTTGAAGCCTTTGCTTGTCCACCAACATGAATTAATAATCGACAACTGAAATACATACTTTTACCACCTTTCAACTCCAAAGAAGGTAAACCATTCATAGAATTCATTCCATCATTCCAAATCTTATTAACACAAAACATTGTATTAGTATAAGGGTTTGCCATCTTTCTAGAATTAGGTATTCTAACATTTGTAATAATATTGAATGCATTTGTTAATGCTGCTGCTTCATTCATTGGATTACCACCTGCTTTACTTTTATAGCTCTTCCAAGAAGTTACTGTTCCAATACTATCCCAAATAAACAATAATGGTTTATTTAATTTTCCTTCATCTTGCATATCCAGAAGACAATTCATACTATATGCAATATCCTCAATGACTGGATAAGTTCTATATTCTTTTTTATTTGTTGAAGTATCGTAATCTCTATTACCATACGTTTTTGCTAACAAATCATTGTCAAAATAAATGAAGTTACCATCATAATTTATAACTTGTGTTTCTACTCTGATTTCCCCTGTTTCTTCATCTACTACTTCCACCTCTCCATACACGGGTTCTGCTTCCATACCACAATCAACCGCATGTTGGAAATCGAAGTTACCTTCTGTTTCATAAATAACAGGAATAATCCCCATTCTCATTGCTGAAGCAATGATACAATTTTTAAGTGTAGATTTACCTGTATCTGACCACCCTCTACACAATGTTAAATACCCCATTGGAATACCTGGTAACTTAACCGCTTCTTGATAAGCTTCTGGTAAAGTTATCCATTCCAAAGGCTTATCAGAATTACTTTTCTTTATATCCTTTGAAGTTTCAACCCCAATACCTATTTCATTTTTAATTGATTTGATGTCAAATGCACTGACATCTTTCTTTTTAATTGCTTGTTTAGCCATTTAAACGTTAGTATTTTCTTTTGTTATTCTTTCTTTCCAGCATTTACGACACAAAGGTATATAGCTGTCATCTCCACCAATCATTACTTGTTTTCCTGATATAACTAATTTTCCATTAGCATCAATACGAGCATTGATAATGCTTTTCCTTCCGCATGAACAAGGTGACTTAATTTCTTCAATTGTATCTGCCAATTCAAATAAACGTTTAGAGCCTGGAAATAGACTAGATTTAAAATCGGTTCTTAGTCCATAACAGCTAACATTAATATCAAATTCATCAACAATTGCTGCAAGTTGGTCAATTTGTTCTTCAGTCAAAAACTGAGCTTCATCAATTAATATCCATTTTAGTTTATCTTGAAGTATTGCATCACTTGATTGATTATATTTATCAACCAATGAATATATGTTATATGATGGGTGTATGGTAACACAGGTTCTCTTAACACCAACTCTTGATTCAATCATATTTTCTTCGCATCTTGTATCAACTGATGGTTTCATACACAAAAATGGTATATTTTTTTCCTCAAATTGATATGCTGATGTAAGTAAAGTTAGAGTTTTTGTCGAACCCATTGTTCCGTAATAGTAATATAATTTCGCCATATTTACATTTAATTATTAGAGGAAAACTGACCAAAATAATTTTGGTCAGAATTTCTCATAATACATTCTTTTAGAATGGAAGGTCATCAGCAGGTCCTTCAATCGTTTCAACCTGACTCAATTCTTCATCTTCAGTTGCATTTGCAGCTTTTTGAATTGCTGCTGCTGCTGCTTCGATTATTTCTTGTTCAGTCTTTTCAGTTTCCTGTTTATTTTTAGCTTCAAATTCTTTCTTTGAAATAAAAGTTTTTGAATCTTGGTCAAAATAAGGTACTTCTCCTGCTAAAGCAACTTTTAGATAGTCATAAGTTTTTACACCATAAACATCTGTCCATTGTTTTGGGTCATTAACCCATTC